CAAACCCGGCCAAACCTACCCCGGCATCTCTTGGGCCGAGATCGCCCGCATGGCAGCCTCGCCGCAGGCCAAGGAAAAGGTAGACGCAGACTTTTTCATCCCCTCGACCTACCGCGAACACGACGGCAGATCGCACGAAGCCCAGCGTGAGCGTGGCGCCTTCCGTATGCTGGCCCTCGACATTGACCGTGGCAACCCCAGCCTCAACGACGTGCTGGCCGCCGTGGAGGCTGTCTGCGGTCCTGTCAGCCTGCTTGCCTACTCATCATCAGGAGCAAGCCCAGAAAACCGCAAATGGCGCGTCCTGATCCCGCTGGCGGGCGTCCTGACCGGCGCTGACTATGAGTTGGCCCAGACAGCCCTGTTCGATCTCCTGCATGCCAATGGCATACACCCCGACGGCGCGCTGGCACGTTGCGGCCAGCCGATCTATTTGCCCAACGTGCCGCTTGGCAAACGCAACCCGGATCTCACCCCGATCTTCTACCAGCACCGCATCATCCGCGCCGGCACGCTGCGTCTGGATGCCGACAGCGCCATCCGCCAGGAGATCGACCGCAGGCTGGAGCAATACCGCCTCGCCGCCGAACAGGCAGAGCGTGCGCGTGCCGAGCGTGAGCGCCAGCGTGCCGAGCGTCGGCAGAAGTTTCCCGATCAGGTCAGCCCGGTTGACGCCTTCAACGCTGACCACACCATCGAGGATCTGCTGGCCCGCTACCAATATGAGCGGCGCGGATCTTCCCAACATTACCGTTCTCGGTATCAAACCAGCCCCAGCTTCGCCACGCAAAACTTCTTATCGCATTGGGTAAGTCTTTCGGGATCTGACGCGGCCGCTGGCATCGGCAGGCCGAAGTCTTTGGGGGAGCATTCATTTTGCTGGGGTGATGCGTGGGACCTTTATGTGCATTTCGAGCATCAGGGCGATTTCGATAAAGCCCTGCGCGCCTATGGACTGGAGATCAGCCCGGCCAAAACCGAGATCGACGTGCCAGAGAACGGCATGGATGATTTCGACTACATCGCCCCCGCCTCCAACGAAATTTCGTCGGAGAAAATCGTCAACGAAACAAAGGTGGCAGACCCCGCCAACGAAATTTCGTCGGACGATGACATAGACCTGGACAGCTTCGACACCCCAGACGCCCCCGAGGCGGCCCCGGATTGGCCCACGCTCTACGATATGTTTGACGAGGCCAGCATCGAGCCTCGCCGCTGGATATATGGCCACCACTATCTGCGATCCTTCGTCAGCGTGCTGGCATCGGCAGGCGGCATCGGGAAAACATCGTTGCAGATCGTGGAAGCCCTCGCCATCGTCACGGGCCGCCCGCTGCTGGGCGAGGAAGTCAAAGAGCGCACCAACGTCTGGATCGTCAACCTTGAAGACCCGCTCGAAGAAATCCAACGCCGGGTTCTCGCTGCGATGCGGCATTACGGCATCAAGCCCGAGGAAGTGCGCGGCAAGCTATTCGTCAACGCAGGCCGAGACTTCAGCCTCAAGTTCGGCATCCAGACACGCGAGGGCGTCCTGCCCAACACAAAGCTGGTCGAATATCTCTGCGCCAAGATCCCCGAAAAGCAGATCGGCTGCGTGTTCATAGACCCATTCGTTAATGCCCACGCCATTCAAGAAAATGATAACATGGCCGTGAACGCCATTGTGGCAGAAATAAGGCGAGTGGCTGACGAAACAAAATGCGCCATCGGGCTGGTCCACCACATCCGCAAAGGCAACGGAGAAGATGCCAGCATCGACAGCGTGCGCGGCGCAGGCAGCCTGATCGGGGCGGCACGGGCTGCGCGCGTGGTCAACCGCATGTCAGCCGACGACGCCACCAAGCTGGGCATAGACGAGACCGAGGCGCGCAGCATCTTCCGAGTGGACGACGGCAAGGCAAACCTGGCCCCTCCAGCCGCTGTGGCCGTCTATCGCAAGATGGAGGGCGTCAAGATCGACAACGGCGAGTGGATCGGCGTCTGCGTGCCGTACACGCTGCCTGACGCATTCGACGGCATCAGCGCCAAAGATGCCAAGGCAGCCCAGAGGATCGTCGCTGACGCCCACACAAACGACGAGCCACTGCGCGAAAGCCAACAGTCTAAAAAATGGGTGGGCGTCCCGATAGCAGACATGCTCGGCATCGACATCACCGAGAAGAAAGGCAAGGCCAAGGTGTCCTCGATCATCAAGACCTGGATCAAGACAAACGTGCTGGCCGTCGAGCGGATCACAGACCCGAGACAGGCCAGAGAAGTGGCCGTCGTGGTCGTCGGAGAATGGATCAGCCATGATGAAGTGTGATAAATATGCAACCTCACCTAGAGCCTCACAGGTGAGGAAAGGTGAGGAAAGGTGAGGAAAAACACCCTTCCTCCTCACCCCACCCCCTAAAGGGGGTGAGGGGTGAGGAGGTGAAGGTGTTGGTTATGTGAGGTGAGGTGAGAGTGAGGAAACCAGAGGAGCAAAGCGATGGCAAAGAGACCGACACACCAAAAAAAATACGACACCCTCCTGCACGGCCAAACGACGGCCACACAGGTGCGCTGCGACATGGCGCTGGCACCCTTTGATCACGCCTGCCGTGAGGCCGATAAGAAATGGGGCGTGGACCGACTGCCCGAGATCGTCTCTGTCGAAAGCGCAGACAAATGGGCGAAGGCAATGGCTGGACTGAATGCCGCCATCGCAAGCGAAGATCCCGACAAGGTGAAGTTCTGGGTCGAGATCTGCTTGCGCGGGCTGACCGCGATGGACGCCGAAGCCGTCAGCCTCGGTCGGCCCGTTTCCGATCCGATGATCTGGGAACACGAATACGAAGGCCAGGTCTACGGCATCATCGAGGATGGGCGTGAATGGCCAGCCGCCTATGCCAAGAGACCGGGCATCGCCATTCACACGATGAGGGAATGCGCCATCGCGCTGCATGAGCATCGCAACGGGCTGGTGAACGCGGCCAAGCTGGCTTTCCCCGGCGCCGAGGTGAAGGCGATCCGACGCGCGCCGCAGGATCTGGAAGATGAAATTGATTTCGGGGATGTGATCGAATGAGCAGCACGATTTACATCACCGGCGAGACAAAGCCAGATGCCTTCGAGCGCGCGCTGGGCGAGGCACAGAAGGGCGACCGCATCGTCTACCACATCGGACAGTTCTGCGGCGGCCTGCATCGCTTTGCCGCTGCCAGAGCCGAAACCGAAAAGCGGTGTTTCCTGTTCTGCAAGCGGGAATACGGATCAACCTTTGCATATTTGGCGGTGAAGCGTTAGAATGCGCCCAGCGACCGGGCAGCAGCGCCCGAGATGAGGTGAGCAAGATGCCAGCAGGCAGGCCGACAAAGTACGATCCAGCCATGTGCGAGACAGTGATCCAGTGCGGACGCGACGGCATGGGCAAGGCCGAAATGGCCGCAGAACTGGACGTGGCCTATTCGACCTTTGACCTTTGGACGCAGGAACACCCGGAAGTTTCGGAGGCCGTAAAGCATGCCCAGCGTCTTTCCCAAGCATGGTGGGAAAAGATGGGCCGCGTTTCGACCTTCGGCGGCGTTGATGGCTTCAACGCGACCAGCTATATTTTCCAGATGAAGAACCGATTTCGCGCCGATTGGAACGACACGCTGAAGAGCGAACACAGCGGCCCGGACGGCGGCGCGATCCCGGTCGAAATCAAGCGAACCATCATCGATCCGAAGGGCTAAGGCATGGCGATTTTCGATCTTCCATCAGACGCGCGGCCAGAGCGTGACACGCCTGTAGGCCAGGACGAACTCGGACGCATGATCTATCGGACTGCGTCTGGCCGGCAGTACGCGATGCCTGAGAGACCGAAGCCCGTTATGATGCCGCGCGGCCCGATGCAGGGACCGCAGGCTTACGCATCGCCGCAGCGCATGGCCGAGATGAGCGCATACGCATCGGATCTGCGCGGCATGCAGGGATCTTATAGCCCGGAGGATCTGTCAGCGGCTGGGTACAGCCCGATGGAGATTGCAGCGTTCTCGACCGCTGGTCAGCCTGCCATTCCGTTTTCGCAGCAGATGGACCGGGATCGGCAGCGTGCGCCGGCAGACGTGCTGCAAGAGCCAGACTACACCATGCGCCAAGAAGCCACCTACATGCTGCAAGACGCGCTGATGCAGCAGGGTGGCATGGATGCGTATGAAGCCGCGAAGTATGCCCGCCGCGTGATGGGTGATCCCAACGCGCAGGGGATCTTGGAGAGCATGGGGCTGATCGACATCGCCGCGCTTTTGGTTGGTAGGGGTGCTGGCATAGCTGCCCGTGCGGCCACTTCTGCGCCTGCTGCGCTCGTTGGTGCTTTCAACGTCCAAGAGGGCGGCAGAACAGCGTCGCGAGGCTATCAGCAAGGTGACCCTCTGACGACCGCTCTTGGCGCCGTGCAGGCTGTCGCTGGCATGGCCGAGATGTTCCCGGCTGGAAAGATGATTGCCGAGGGCATCGCCAGGAACGTATCACGCATGGACCCCAACACGCTA